CGTCTCAGGATCGATCGGCGCGGCGGCGGCCGCCGCAGCCGACGCGACCCTTGAAAACGCCGCCAGCAGCTCGTCGGGGTCCCATAGCCGGCCGGTCTGCTCGATGATCCGCGTCGCCTCGACCGAGGTGCGTCCGCGCGCTTGCTTCGCGGCTGAGGGAAAGTTCGGCGTGCCCGCCACGCGGTAACACTGCGTGATCACGCCCGTATCCTGATCGGTGCCGGAGCTCGCACGGATGGCGTCGCCGATCAGCTTGGCTTGATCCGCGGAGATGGCGCGCGTGAACAGGTACCAATAATGGAAATTCCCGGGCGAGGTCTCGATCACGAGGCTGGGCCTGACCGTGATGTTGCCGCCTTTACCCTTATCGGCGTCGCAGTCAGCGACAAGCCCGAACACCCAGGCGGTGTCCTCGAGGCCGCCACGCAGATTGCCGCGTAGGTCGGCGCGCACGGTGCGAGCCTCGATGTAGGCGTTGTGTCCGGCGAGCGCGTCGCCGACCGCGGTCCGCACCATGTTGTCGATGTCGTCGAGTGTGAACCTGCTGGGGACGAGCTTCTCGTCGAGCGGATTGAGCCGGGACAGCTGTAAGACTCCGGGCGGGCCGGCGCCGTTGATGACCTGACGCGCGTGCGCACTGATGATCTCGATGAATTGGCGAACGGTGGCCTCGTCCACTTGCGCAGTCATATGATTTTCCCGCCTAGTCTGAAGAACAGCGACAAAAGGTACTTGTGCATGCGCTCGGTTGGCTCCCGGTCGTACACCGTCTGCGCCGCCACCTTATTGATGAAGTCGTGATGCTTGGTATCGAGCCGCTGGATGTTGCGCTGGCAGAACAGCGCGACCGCCTTCCAATCCGGCTTGCCGTCGGTGCTGCGGAAGTCATCGCCGCCGTGCAACCGGTTCTCGGTATGCTGCACGGCGGCGTCCCAAATCTTCTTCTTGATCTCGTCGGGCACGACGGCGTTCTTGCCCAGGTTCTCGATGCCGTGAGCCAGCCCGTTGATGTCGGTGCCGGCCGATTCCAACGTCCGCTTGAGCGCGTGCGCAGCTGCGACGATCTCGCCGTCTTTGTCCGAGGCGAGCAAGCGGACGAGGCTGGCGACTCTTTCCTCCAGAGTTTTCTTATTCGCGCTCATTGCACCCTCTCTGGTGCCGGAAGAACTTTAGCGAGCTGCTTCACGGCAGCGCATTCGCGGAGGGTCTTAGCGCCACAACCAGGCTTTGAACGGACAAGACCACGGTCGCTTAGGATTCCAGTCGTAAGGATCGATATCGTCGGCGCAGTCGAAGCCGGTGAGGTCGAGGTCAAAGCCGAACAGTTCTTCGCTCATGGCGATCCCCAGCACCGCGCAACGTGGGGACAAATTTTGCACGGGAATTTTTCCGGGTCCTTGTAGGCGCGCGGTAGTAGATCGCCGGCGCGCGTTGCCGCAATAATGTTGGCGGCGCGGTCGGACCATAGCTGCGCGCGCTCGGCGGAAAATGGCACCCAGAAATGCAGCTGCTCGCAGGTATCAGCGTTGATCGTGCTAAACAGCGCCGGATTGGTCAGCTTGAGATAAGCTTGATAGAGCGCGACCTGCGCTGCGTATCGCGGAAATTCCTGTTCGAGTCCGTTGCGTGTGAGGGCGCGGTAGTTCTTCGCGTTGAGCGCCTTGCATTCCCAGATGAACGGATAATTGACGTAGGCGCTGCCGAGCGGGTTGGGCCCAGCGATGACGATGCCGTCGGCGTGGCCGCGCAGATCGCCGTTCACAGCCTTGAATGCGCCCGCCTCGGGCGGGGCGAACTTGAGCCCGATGGCGACCAGCTGCTCGCGCACCCGCGCCTCGAAGTAGTGGCCGCGGGCGAAGATCGCGCGCACGCGCGCGTCGAGCATCGGGGTGCACCACCAATCGTATTGCACCCGGCGCAGGCAATCCGAGCCGACAATGGAGGCTCCGAGATACGGGTGCGGAAGCCCTGCCTTCCCCGCCGCAGCGCGTTCGAGGGCCTCGTTGAGCTCGACGTTGATCGGCTCATCCGCCAGCTTGGGCTCGTAATAGTCGTAAGCCATCGCAGTCTCATTCAGATGCCGAGCTCGTCGTTGAACTCATCCGGTGTCATCAGCGGTCCGCCGGCTGCGGCATTGGCCTGACGCGCAATCACACTTGCGTTCGACTGGCGCGTGACGCCCTTGTCGCTGAAGTCGCGCGCAATGGTGGCCTTGCGAATGAGCCGCATGGCGGTCAGCAAAAATTCGATCACCGTGTCCTTCGCCCAAGCCGTGAACGGCTGCGACCAATCGATGCTGGCACAAGCGTCCGCGAGCTCGGGCAGGATCGCCGCCACGGCGCCGGCGTCCCAGGGCTCGGGGTCGAGCGCGGTCATCCTGATGGTGCGCTCGGTGTCGAGTTGCTCCGCGGCCGCCTGCTCGGCGCGCTTGCTGATCCAGGCGAACAACATCGCGGCCAGCACCCAGCCCCATTCGGTGTCGCTGAGCCGGCCGATGGGCGTGCCGGGCGGGATGGGGCCGTTCTGGACGACCCCACGCGCGGCCTCGATGGCGGCGGCGGTCGCCCGCCGTTGCCATTCGTCCTCCAGCGCGGACGGTGAGACCTGCCCGACGGTGCGGAGCTTCTTCATCAGCGCGACCATGACGGCGGAGCGATCGGCGCCGAGCCCGGGGTCGAGTTCGCGGGTTTGGCTGCTGAGGGAGTGGCCGTGGCTCCAGCACCGCCACCATTGAACGGGGGCGGCTGTTCGACCGGGCGCCATTCCTTCTGCTCGGGCCCAATCGCGCCCAGCAGGACGTTCTTGTCGGACCAGCTCTCGCCGCTGCCGTCGTTCTTTGGTCCGCCCTTCCTCACGCCGATCCTGGCGATGAAGATCAGGTTGTCGAAGTCCTTGAGGCTCGCCGAGTACACCTTGCGCGCGCGTTCGCTGGCGTCGCCGGGCCTGATGCCGTGTGCGCTCTCCAGGATCTTCTTGAGACGGCCACGATTGGTCTGCACCATTTCCTGCTGACCGGGGGTCGTGCCCGCCAACATGAAGTTGTCGAAGACCTTGCGTTTCGCGTATGGCCCGTCGACCAGGACGAACTCGGAATCGAGGTACTCGGCGTCGCCCGCCTTCGTGCGCTTGCAGATACCATCCTCACCGACGTTGCCGGGGCGAATGCGCATCTGCATGGTCGCGACCGTCCCGTGCGGGATCAGCTCCGAGAGGTCGCGTGGATCAGGGGCTTGGGAATAGTCAAACGGCATGGTGAGTCTCCTTCTGTGGTTGCTCGGTTGGGGGAACGGAATGGTTGAGAATTTTGGCGATGAGCTTGCCGAGATCGGGCGGCTCGGTCTGGTCGAGCTTTCCGCTGCGATCTTTGGCTGGGAATCCCCAGGCGTTCGGCGACGTACACACGAAACCGCGGATCGGGTCGCGATCGTCGAACTTAAGGAAATCCATCACGATGACCTCGTCGACGATGGCGCCGATCTCGCGCGGCACCTTGGCACCCTCCATCTGGAAGCGGTACTCGACGAAGCGATTGAAGTCGTCGACGACTCTTTCGAGGATGACGACGAAGATCACGTTCTTCTCGCGCACATACTGTAACTGATGCAGCCACATCAGCATCTCACGCGCATGCAGTCCGTAAACGCTACGCAGGTCCTTGGCACCGGTGCGCTCGGAGCGCGCCTCCGGCTGCTGTTCAGCCGAACGGAATGAAAGCCGATTGATCGCGGTGACGCTGTCGACAAAGAGCGTGTCGTAACGGTCGAGGTTTTCGAGCCATCCCCCGGCACTCTTGAAATGCGCTTCGGAATAGCAACTGGTCGGAGCGAACGACAGATTGGGTCCGCCGATGCGGACTGCGATATCGCGGGCGGTTTTCCAGTCCTCGATGTGGATGGTGTCGACCGCCACATCCTGCACGGAAAGGTCGCCGGCCTCACCGTCGACAAACAGCACGCGAGACAGGTCAGGGAGCGTGCGCAGTAGTGAGGTCTTGCCGACGCCGGTCGGACCTGCGACCAGGATTTTCACGCCTCGAGGCTGCGCGAGCCTTTCGTCGGCGCCGATGATTTTCATGGTTCGCCCCTCTTTGCGCGCTCGGCCGCCATCATGACCTCGGTGGCGAGTTCGATCGGAACGACGACAAGTAGTCCGCGGCGATCGGCGTGGTGGATCAGTGCATCGGCGCCGGCGAGCCAGTCATGCAGCCGACGGAATCCGTTGCCGCGGGATTTCACCTCGCAGCGCAGATCCCGACCGAGCAAGGGGACGCTGACGTCTCCGTTGAAGCGTCCGCGCGCGGCACCGGAGAGGGGTACGCGCTCGGCCGCAAAGCCGCGCTCCTGCAGCAAGCGCACGATGGCGCGCTCAGCGCGATTTCCCTTGTCACGCGATGCACGACCGCCGCGGC